GTGTTGATTACCTTTGGCAATTGAGGTGTAGGTGAAGCTGTCTTGTGGGTCAGCAGGACGACCATAGCCTCTCTCTTCCTCAAGTGTTTCTAGCATTTTGCACAGTTGATACTTGGTCAGAGTGACCGTCACTGGTATTTGTTTTTGTTTTTTATTCTCGTAGGTGACTGTTATTTCATCAACAACAACCTGCTCCTTACCAAAATGGAGCGATCCCAAAGTGGTAATCAAAAAAACAATGCATCCAATAATAATTATTTGTTTCATTAGTCTACTAGTAAGTTAAAAATTTCTTCGTCAGTAAATGCTTCGGGGTTTCTGGAGGCTTTAATTAGTAATTCTTCTTTGCTTGCTAATTCCTGTCTTACTTGATTGTAGGTTTTAGAATCTAAAACCAAGTCTCTTGTTTCCATGTCATAAACATACAAGTCTTCATGGAATCTAGTATACTCAGCGAAGTAGTCAAGCACATCTTCAATTGTAGGTAAAAGTTCTAACTGTTGGTCATCATATGCGTTCTGGATTCTAATCTCATATTTAAATGTAACCATAGCTAGGTCAGCCTTGGGATTGTCGGGGTCAATGGGAGGTTGCATCGGGGGTGTAGCCTCTTCAACAACAGTTTTAAAAATATCATCATACTCCACGGTATGCTCGTCTATGAAGTAAATAAATATCTGCATACATACAAATACTATCAAACCAAACAGTAAACCTGCCCCCAATGCTTTTATTAAATCTTTTTTATTCATCTTCGTCTATTTGTTTTTGGTAGAAGTCTTTAGTCCACCCATCGTTGTAGGGACTGTTAGCTTCTATTTGTTGTTTAAGTTTCTCGTTTCTCTTTTTTTTTTCTTCCATCCTGCGGATATGCTTATCCCAGATTCCCTCTTCTATTTGTTCCTCATCATTCTCATGATAAGGGGTGAAGGCTTGAGTCAATCTGCGTATCCTTTCCTGTTCCCGCAAGTTCATATATACCTGCACTGGAAATTTTAAGAATGAATCAATCATGGTTGCGACACCTATGAACACAGCAAGTAAGACACCAACTGTCAAAGCTGCAACAATAGAAATAAAAATATGAATTACCTTAATGTAAGTAGACATTATTTAATAAACAAACTCGTTAGCATTATAAATGCAAAAATAAAAAATAACAAATAAATGAAAGCTTCTAGTCTGGACATGTCGATTTAGGGTGAATTCTTCGACATGTATTACAGTCATGTCGTCACTCTCGACACATGCTCATCGGGAAAATATTTTTCCAAACACGCAAGCTTATCATCTGCATCAACCAAAAGCTCTAAAGCTTCGTTGGCATTCTTCCAGTAATCCTCTGTAGAGTGGTCTCCGATACCTGCGGGGTGATCCACAAGCAGGTCTAAAGAAAGAAGGGCTTTCTTTTGTTCTGCGATGGCTTGAGATCGCAGCATTTCATATAACTGTTGTTTCATTTTTTTTCTTTCTGTTTGCGCTCAATGTAGCGTTCTTGTTCTGAATTAATTCCCATACAACGGCAAATAAATAATACAAACGCTATCCAGGCGATGACAATAAATATCCATAGTAGCATGGACTTCGATTATATACAGTATTTAGAGGCAGTCAAGAGAATTTTTCAAGAATTCTGAAAAAAGTGTAATTAAGATAGTATGCCACTAGATTTATTAGGAGAAATTCATTCTAGCACTGGAGTAGCATCGGGTGATTGGAGAACATTTAGAGAAGAAGTTACAGGAATGTATCTCTTAAGTGGTGGATTGAGTGGTCCCATGCCGTGGTATAACCAGCATTTAATTAGAGAATACAACAGGAACGTCAGCAATCTGTATAAATCTTGGACTGGAGAAGCACCTGTAACCACAGGATTATTTATTGATCCTTACAATGCAGGATACAGCTACGAGGGAACAGGAGATTTTAGAGATTACCCTTAAACTTTGTCCATAGGTATTTCATATTCTGAGTAAGGCAAAAACCAATGCTCGCAATCATTTAATACATCTTTCAACAAGACCATAGACATCATATCTTTTCTACCTTTGCGTCGATAACCTTTATATAGACACTGATCTACCTTATCGACAGTCTCTCTTAGATTGCATTTTTGTTTTGCGAGGTTATATAAATCAACGTTTTTAGCATGAAGAAAGAATGCTCCGAAATCAAAAGCTACCCAAAGAGGTGTTCCATTTTCATTACACCAACCTGTTTTTCCATTAACATTAAGGAACTCTAAAAGAATTTTACCCTCTCTGGTTGAATTTTTTAATCCTTTTAAATCAACAGTCTCTCCGTTTACAACAAAGTCTACATGCCCAATATCTTGAGTTTTACCAGTCTTTTTAATTGTTAGACCAGCAGATAAACAAGAATGATGGTAACGCTTAGTGGACTCGTCCATGAGCTTCTTTGTGTGAGCTACATGGCTTAATCCTGAGAGACCTTTAGCTTTATCTGAGATCATATGAGTATATGATACTCCAACGCACGATTTGTTCAAGTATATAGAGCAAAAACCCCCACCCACAGGATGGAGGTGCCTAGAGTTTAGTCCTTAGACTAACCTGTAGACTTACTTCTGCTTGGCTTTCCCAATGTTTAAAGCTGCCCAATCAATAACTTTGTAAATCTTGGACAGGAAAGTCCCCTCTTTGGGGGTGGGTGTTGCGGCGGCGATAGCAGAAGCAAAAGCAATTGCGGCTGTCACAACTCCAAACCAAGGGTTATCCTGAACTAGTTGTAGAATAGTATCCATATCTTTATTTACACATTAATCGGGCTGAACGAAACCCGAGTTTCTCATTTTTTTCCAAAAAACTTTATCTGCCCACTGTTCGTGAAATCTCTCTTTATTAGCTTGTTTCCAACGTTCATGGGAATCTTTTGTTATTTGCATTGCTACGTGACGAGATCTCCAGTCCCCCACTTTAGTCTTAGAATCCCTATCTATTTTGTAAATCTTGAAAAATTGGCGGTATATTTTAAGATGAGCAGACTCAATATCATGAACTGTTTTGTATTTTTCTGGTGGAGACCAATGAGGAACCGCAATAATTTTGTTATCGACCTCTCCCCCATCAACAAAACCTAATACCCCCAAGACCCTGCAACTCACCATGCTTCCCCTATCAATAGGGTCATGATTAAAGATCAACACATCTAAAGGATCATTATCTAAAGCTAAACTTTGCGGAACAAAACCATAATTAATCGGGTATTGTAAAGAAGAAACAAGGCATCTATCTAATTTAAATATATTTAAATTCTCGTCGTATTCGTATTTTGTATTGGTTCCCTTAGGAATTTCGACAATACAATTGATGTGCTTGTAATCATCTTCTGTAATGGGAATATCATTTACTAAATTCATCTTTTCTTGCCCTGCCCTCGATATTTTTTCTTATAGAGTTTACTCTGTTTATGATTAGAAGTTTTACTTCTAGCGTGGACTCCCTTATTTTTAACTTTTTTCTTAAGGGAATACTTAGATTGGAGTGATGTTTTTTTGGCCATGACTAAATAAGAACATAAGTTGGTGCGATCTCAGCAATTTCCTCGCAAACACTTTCGATTTCTCGTCGCTGCATTTTATCTGTTAACTGTTTAAGTTTAGTTACTTCCCAACAAAATCTTTGATACTCGCTACTTTGAGTAATCTTTTCTTTTGTTTCGGAATCATAGATAAAACCATCTAAGACTTCGTATCTTGTGGGGTCAACCCATCTTTCGATAGGGTCAAACACAGAGTTTCCCACAACGTAATTAAAGATATCGTTGCTGTTGACTTGGATATTAACTTTTTCCATTCCCCTTATTATAACGGGAAGACTAAGTTAATCTACAGAATTCTTATCCTACTGCGAATTTTTGAAACGTGCCTCTTCTTTTCTAAAACCGATCCTCCTTCACGACTTCCTGCTCCATTTGTATTGCCTTCTATAGTAACAACATAACCACTTGAGTCTACGTCTTTAACTGCTAAACCAATATGGGAAAAGGTAAACACAACAATATCACCAGCTTTAATGTCTTCGTTTGTAGGTTTACGCAATTCAATTCCTCTATTTGATTCTTGCTTGGCCCAGTTTTCAAAGTCCCAAGCTCCAGCGGTTCTAGGTCTTTTAAAGTTTACATCCTCTTGCTCGATAGCTTCCCTTACTAACCAACAAATAAAAGCGGCACACCATGGCCAACCTTTATCAGCATCTAGCCATGTAGCTGCTTTGTATTCATCAACTCTTGGTCCACAATTACTACCGTCTACTTCGGATACTCCTATTTCCTCTCTAGCTAAAGAAACCATTTTTTGTGGTATACTCCCATTGATTGCGGGAGCGTCCTTAGTTGAGAGTTTAGCTAAGATAGCATTCCAAGTAACAGGTCCGTCAGCACCGTCAGCAGATACCCCAAGGAGTTTCTGCACCGCTCTTACTACTTCTTTTTTTCCCTTAAAATTCATTATGCACACTTTCTACTAAAACCAGCGCAGATAGACATCACAATACATAAGACGATAGTTAAGATCATGAAGTCTCTATAAAATAATATTTTTGCATTTAAAATCTCCGCTTGGGCTTCATTGTAATACATCTTCGTATCCATGATATTATTGATCGCGTCAATTGTAGGGTCAGTCATGTCATACATGCGAGGAATAGAGGCTTTTATCATCTCTATATCTCCTTTATTTGCCCAGTCTATTAACTCATCAACATAAAGATTTATTTTCTTTTCTTGCGCGAATACAAACTCAGCATATTCTATTTCGTCTGGAGTAATATCTTTCTTATATCCCTCTAGATATTCATCCTTGTAGCCTCTCTCCTCTTCTAAAATGTCCACCATTTCAGCAGGAGTTATAGAGCCATGAGAAGTTTTAACAACAGAATTAACTATAATAACTCCATACCAATCAAAACACATCCCTATTTCCATGATAGATGACTCTGATTGCCTAGCATTTTCCTCTAGAGTAGATTCAATATCCTCTGTAAGAATCAATCCTTTCCACGCAAACGCTAAACAGATAGCTGCTAAACAATAAACAATAAACTTAGGTCTCATTTTTTAATAAATTTTTCTGGGTTCTTAGCGAATTTTTCTCCTAATCGCACGATACCGCTAATTACTTCTGGACTAATTACACCAATGATACCATAAGTGATCGCTTTTGTAAGAGAGGATACATCTGTTTGCTCTAACACAAACCATGCAATACCAGCCGCAATTGCGGCGGTGATTACTCTTTTAAACTGTTGTTTTAAAGACAGCCCACTGTTTCCCGATAACAATCTAGCAAACATGGCGGCGGCACCCACAAGCGGCACCAACCATCCTCCGTTTAAAAACTCTTTTAAAATAGACTTTTCAGGCTCCATGTTTATTTATTTACACTCGATACAAAAAAAGCCCCCCTTACGGGAGGCTTTTCTTTTATTTTTTTAAAAACCTTAAATTATTAGAAGCTGTAAGATAATCCTGCTCCAACAACCCACTCTTTATCTACCTCGAAAGAGGAACCTTCAAAGTCGTTATCGTTATAAGAAATCTTACCAATGATTGAAATATCTTCTGTTAGCACGTAATCTGCTTTCACACCAAGCTCAAGAGCTTCGTATTCTTCTGCAAGGTTGACTGTAACAAAAGGGCTTAGTGTCAGGTTTTTGACAGGTGTTTCAAAGTCATAAGAAACCCCAAGCTCTACCCCAAACCAATCATTATTATCCTCATACCAAAGACCAACAGAGAAGTCTGCGATATAAGTGCAATCGGCAGTAAGGGAAAATTCCTCCCTATCTCCGAAGACAGATTCGGTGTCTTTTAGTGCTGCCGTAAGACCGACTTTTTGCCCAAACAGGTTAGAGTCGATACTGTAGCTAGCTCCAAAATCCATCTCTCCACCTCCATCAGTATCGAACAGAGATGCTCCGAAAGACAAATGCCCTAGTGACAGTGGGGTAGTCAAGGCAACAGAAGCTCCAATGGAATCTTCCCTAGTTGCTAGACCCCTATCGGTGCTAAAGTTTGAGATTGATGCCCCACCTTCAACAGATAAATCTGTTGCAAGAGTGGTAGCTTGAGAACCCGCAATGCTAAAAGCAATGCCCAACATGGTCATAAGACTAAACAATAGTGTCTTCATATTTTTGTATTATTACAGAATTTTAATCTTTGTCAACTCAATTTTACACATTCTATGTTATAAAAGTCAAAAATCTCCAGAGACTTCATGTCCCGTTCATATATCTCCCCATAGACAACCTTCGGAATGTCATAGGATGCTATCAACGTGGCGCAAGATGAACATGGCAAAAGAGTTACAGCTAAAAGTTTTACTTCTCCCCTTTTTACAAGGCTTAAACAATTAGCTTCGGCATGAATCATGTAAGGTCTACGGCGATTTCTGTCTTCCCAAAACGAATCATCAACTTCTTTTCTTGGTGCTAAACCGTTGTAGCCCAAGGCTAAAACCATATTATGCTCATTTAAAGCACAAGCCCCCACCTTCATGTGGGGATCTTCACTCCGTTGAGATGCAGTTTTAGCTAAATCTAATGCGTATTTCTCCCAAGGAACCCTCATTTAGAGTAAATTTCTCTTTCAAGCCTACGATAACGAGCATCTGAGTGCCATACCTCGTCGGTCTGGGGAGTATATATCCCATCTCGGGTTTGAACAGGGATACTTTTACTTAGTCTTAGTGTAGAAGGCTGATAAATGTTCAAATCGCTTACGCTCTGCGTTGAGACGCTCGCGCAAGAGGTCAGCCCTATCAGCATCATTGCTATTGCCAGTTTGCCTAAGTTGCTCAATTGCTTCAACAATTGCAAATTCTCTATCATTGTGGTCTTTATGTAAATCATAATAAAATTTTTTATTTTTAAGACTTAGAAATAATTCTAAGGATTTTAAAACAGATTTGATTAGAGAGAACATTTTGCGTCTTTCTTGGAAGTAAAGATTTCTTTTTCGGTTTTATCTTCATAGACCTCTTTAACTGATCCGTGAACAGTCTTGGCGCAATCAATAGCCCAAAGCAAAGAACCCTTTAAGGTTGCGCTGTAAGCGTGATGATACTCTCCCTTGCGGTTATATACTCTGTATAGAACAGGTTTACTTTTCATTTTGTGGTATGAATTCAAGTGCTACCCTGCCTACGTTCTCTTTGTCGTCGGACAGGAATCCATTGACTACAACACATGAAGGTAAAAAGTCAACACTCTTTTCATCAAAAAAGTATTTTTTTTCACCAAAAGTGAGTTCTCTCATTGATCCAATGAATGTTTGAGTCAAAGAGGCAGTCTGCCCCATTAAATGTTCTGTGGCTTGATTGGTTCCTACTACTTTGAATTGAGCTTTCATCCGATTACTTTTACACCAAACTACTGTATTTGGTGGGTCATTGAATATTATTGCTCGTTTATCGTATCTTTCAATCCATTTTTTATAGGATTTCACCTTATGTTTGCGTCTGATTTCACTTTTAATATAATTTTTATTATATTCTTTAAGTGCTAAATCAAAAATATCATGCACTGTCGAGATCAGTGAAGCACTGGTAAAATTTTTGGAGACCCCAAAGATGAAAGTCACATCAAAAAAAGATTCTTCTTCATGCAGGAAAATGGCTGTTTTTAATTTATCATTTTCTTTTGCTATATAAACAATGCAATTTTCAAAATAATAATCATACAAATCCTGTATTTTTTTTCTTTTTAAATAAGGGGAACGGATTCCTCCCAAGTCATAAGGCTTAGATGATATAAAGAAATCCCAAAAATGTTGCCATAACTCGTCGTTAGGTTCTTTTAACTGTGTAATTTTCACATCTTTATTATATTATATAATTAAAAAGTGTAAATCTAAACATGGCGGCAGAAGGAAAAAATAAAGTAGCTCAGAGTTTGTTGGACTTGCAGCCAACTGCTGTGCTAGAACTGTTTAGGGTTTTCCCTGATAGGGTTAACCTACCAAATCTTTTCTTGGGGTTTCATGGGGGTAGTAATTTTGATAAATCTATTACTTGGCAAGGTGTAGACTACTTGCCTTTAGCTATAGAAACAGAGGGGTTTGACATACTCGGTGATGGTAAATTAGCTAGACCAAAAATTAAAGTAGCTAATAAAAACAATATCATTACTAACTTCCTACAAAACTATAAAGATTTAATTAATGCTAAGTTTGTAAGGAAAAGGGTCCAAGTAAAATTTTTAGATGATTCAAATTTCCAAGGAGGGAATCCTTTTGGTGCCGCTGATTCTAAAGCTGAATTAACTAATGAAACTTGGATTATGGGCAGAAAGACCCAAGAGTCTAAGATATTTGTAGAGTTTGAATTAAACTCACCTCTAGATTTAGAAAACTTTAGCGTTAATTCTAGAAATGTAGTTGCTAAATTTTGTGGTTTCCAATATCGGGGAGAGGGTTGTAGATATGCAGGTTTTCCCGTTGAAAAAGATGATGGATACCCTTTTAAGGATGCAGATGGGGTATCTGTAGTTCCACAGTTTAACAGTCCTACTCCTGTAGATTTTTTCCATTCTAATTACGCAGAGTGGACACCTAATTCTGGTTATTTTAAAGGAGATATCGTATGGGTAAAAAGCCCTACAATCAATGTTCCTCCAGTGGATTTTAATCCTAACGATGACACAGTATACCCTTTAAAAACTGTATATGTCGCAGTTTCAGGAGACGGTGGTGCTACAAATTCTGGTAAATCTCCAGCAAATAATCCTAGTTATTGGCAAAAAGACGGATGTAGTAAAAAGCTAGGGGCATGTAGGAAAAGGTTTAATGCTAACTCTCACATAGAATTTATAGGGGGAACTGTTACAAACAAAACTTTTCCATCGGTTAGAATTTCAGGAAGGACTCTTGGTTCTACTAGAAGTCAATCCCAAGTAAGATTTGTTGCAGGAACATCAAGTGCTCCACTTAGATATGCTACAAATACAGGATTCTTTCACTCAAACGAATTAACTGGAAAGCTTACTGGCAACTTTACTTTAATGGGATTTGCTAATGTAAGATCTACAAGTCCTAACCGAGCAGGTATTTTTTCTAGCTCCAAACAAGCAGATGTCGGAGTATGGCCATCGGCAAGATACGTTAATATGGGCATAGGCATGAATCGTGGAATAGAAGCAGAATACCTTGGTTATAGAATTAGTCCAACCACCAATAGTAGTAGAAATAATATATATCAGCGCCAAGGTTTAGCTTCTTTACAAACACTAACGGAAGATGACTTTGAGGTATGGAATCAATATGTTATAACGCATGGTAGAGGATTAGAAAATGGGTTAACTGCTAGCCAACAAGAAATTATCAATGGAGAAGGAGAAAATGAAGTAACACAAATTAATTTTTATGTTAATGGAGAACAACAAGGAGAACCAACTCGCCCCAAACAAGGTAGCAATAGAGTGAGAGGTGCAGATATTTTAAATCGTCGCTTTCTTGGTAATTTCGGGAGCCTTGCAGAAAGAAAAGCTGCGACGGCGGGATGGCCAGCATCTTCTGACCCTGCGGGACCACCCTATGGACCCCTGCCTAATGCATTTATGATTGGGGGGGTTGAGTATTACGGTCACGACTCACTGTCTTACGAGCACCAAGATAGAGCCACTGTTTCATGTATAAATGGTCATATTGCTACGTGGGCTCTCTGGAACAGAGTTTTGTCCCAAGAGGAAATTGATTTTTTGAGAGTTGTTCCAGTATCTAACGATCTTAACATAAACACTGTTAACATAGTCCCCAGAACATACGAGGAATGCACGGGATTGATGTCTCCCCTCACAGGTGGAACAGGAAAAGGTCTTCCTGAGGGGAGTCCTCCTTTGCTTTATGGTCAACACAGCTTAATCGCTTGGTGGGATGGAACTACAGGAGACGCAAGTATTAGTAATGGATTAGTTGATATTCACACTGGAGGTTATCATCTGACGGGAAGCGGTAGTTTCTCAGGTTTTAACCGAGGTTATTACGAAGGTAATCCAACAAGAATACCCAACCCTACACCTAACAATCCACGGTTTGGTGGATTCCCAGGAACTGATGGATTTAGCTATGGAAGAAACACTTCGATTTAAGGATGTAGAGGAGGCTTTATCCTCTATAATAAATATTTGTAAATCTTCTTTTAGAAGGGAGCTTTGCGGGTTTTTGGGTTATGACCATGAATCAAATGAATATTTAGTGCAGGAGGAGAAAAATATCTCTCCAGAGCCAGAATCACATTTCTTGATAAACCCTTTGAACTATCTACTTTTTAAAGATGACTATGACATGGTTGCTGTTTTCCATAGTCATGTCTTGGGAGATGAGAAGGAATCTGAATTTGACGTAAAAATGGCTGAGACCTGTTGTCAGGCATTTTTAATTTACAGCCTAAACACAAAAAAAATAAATATTTATACACCCAAAAATGTAGAAGGAGATGTAAATATATTAGAAAGGGTGAAGGAAGTAATATGACTTTAGTAAGACTACATGGAATTTTAGCTCAAGAGTATGGAGATACTTTTACTTTGGCTATTACAAACCCAAAAAATACCCTTCATGCTATTGATTGTAATAAAAAAGGTTTTATTAGAAGGTTAATTGAACTTCACAAAGAGGGTTTGCCTTATGATTTAATAATCAATAAAACTAGAATCACTCACGAATACCAGATTGATTCACTCAAAAACCCCGAAAGAATTGATTTGGTTCCAGCTATAACAGGTAACGGACCTATATCTTTAGGGGCGATCTTTTTGAACATCGGTAAAGCTTTGTTGTTTGCGGCTATTTCTTTTGCTTTAGCCCCAAAACCTCCAGAACCCGAGGCTCTAGAGTTGACCGCTGACGCTGGGAGAGAGTCTTTAATTTTTTCAAACGTAGCTAATGTAGCTAGTCAGGGAGCCCCTCTACCTGTGGGGTTTGGAAGGCTTAAGGTCGGATCTCAAGTTATTCAAGCAACAATCAAATCTTACCCACAACATCAATTGCAAAGAGATGCGTTAGTGGGTGAAGCTGCAAGAGCAGGTTCTAATTCTCGTTATGGTAGATTTGCCCCCATAATGCAAACAAGTAAGGCATCAGACCAGAGAGATTCATGAGTCATATTTTAAAAAAGATGCAGATTGCTGGAGGAGGTAAAAGGCGAAATGAGCCTAAACCTCCAGTTTATAAACCTCCCGTTATGGGAGAGTTGCAGTATGGGGCTTCCTTTAGTTACTCAGAGATCCTTGATTTAATTAGCGATGGACCAATCGAGGGGATCGTAAACCGATTTGGAGAGGTTGTTGATGGTCTCGATATACTACAAGGAATATATTTAGACGATACCCCTGTAGCTGTTACTCAACAGAAAAATAAACGCTGCCCTAAGGTCGGTAGTGAAACTAATTTTGACGCTAATGTTATAGCGGAAACGGTAGAGGTTCAGCCCAGCAAATTGGCTGACTCAGAAGGATCTGGAATAAAAAACTGCCAACTGTTTTTTAAAGCCGTCAATCAACAGAAGGATAGGTCGTCAGCAGGAAGGATTACCGCTCTTAGGAAAGATGGAGTCAGTGGGCCAATTCTGGACGGGGAAGTTGTAACTTCTCCACATGTCAACATGATAATGTTGAGGGAAAGAAATTCAATTAACAAATGTTTCGATAGACATCCGAGAAATAAAAATCTCAGGGGTGTATATTATCGAGCATACATAAAAAAAGAAAAAGAAGGGACAGGAAGTTTAGAAAAAAGATTTTTCTTTTGGAAGAACGGAAATGTAAGGTCTGAATTTAATAGTAACAATAACGCTGTTTTTAGAAGCTCAACTGAACCATATGGTGATATTGATAGGGTTGGTTGGGCAGATTGTGCTACTTACCATAGAGATAATGGATTTCCCGCAGGGGAAACTAGTCAAACTGTTAAATTCTACATCGGATTCGGTGGTGACAGTATGGGTTATGTGAGTAGTGGTAAAAGGCTTTGGCATAATACCTATTGGGATATAGGAAGAGTAGCAAACGGTTTTTCTGGCAGTGGAGGAGGTTTAAGTGCCGCAAAACATGACAACACAAATGTCAGAGCTTTAAAGTCTATTTTAAATTTATTTAATCAAAATAATAGTGAAGGGAATTTAGATCCTGATGCTCTTCTTATCCAGAGGCAACTCGCCTCTAAAGCTTTAGGGACTTTAGGTTGGAACCCCAATCACCCTTTTAATGGCTCTCAAAACGGTGCAGTAGCATTAATTAGAGATTGGCAGAAAAAATCATCCAACTCAAGAGAGAAAAATTGGACATGCATAGTTAAAGTAGAAGAGAACAACCCACTCTTAGAAGGTAAAAGCTTATTCAATGCGGAAGGTCAATTAGAAAGCATGTTTACCTATCCTTATGGGCTTACTAATGGATGGAATCTTTATTTTAAGATGAAAGAAGCGGGGATAAGAATAGCTGATGTTACTTGTCCTGTCGTTGAAAAAAGAGGTGACGAAATAGTCGCCACTGGAAAAATGTTTGGATTTCTTCTTTTTCAGTTTGAGCCGCTTGTTCGAAGAGATGCTTTAAGATGTAGTGGTGATAGGTGGGGGTGGGGAATAAATTTTGCGATACCTAAAAAAGTAAAAGATTTATTTGCTGATTTAGATTGTTTTCAATATGCGAAAGAAATGATTCCTTTGAGCGAGAACGGATTTCAAACGACAAACCAAAAATATAATTACTCTAATGTCTTAGCGGAATTTAGAGATGGCTCAGAAAACCAAGGTCCATTTAATTTCTTTAAGGCTGTATTTATTGACCATAAATATGGATCTCAACTTTTTGGTCCCTTCACTTCAAAGGGAGGTGTAGACGGAGGTGGTCCACCTCAAAGAATTCTACAAAATCCATCCATGCTTACCCGAGCGGAAGTTTTGCAAAAGGGTAGAGCAAACAACTATAATTTAGAAGTGGGATCGGACGGTCTGCCTAAAGGTGAGGGTAGTGATGACGAGAGAACTGGTGCAGATAATGCAACAAGAGATTATGGATCTTGGGCCAAGGACTCCCTAGTTAACTGGGATGAGATAGCCCTTCCCACAACACATTATGTTTACAATCCCAATGTAACTAGTTGTTTCATTACCCTTAATATCGCGAGCTTAAACGACACTTTGATTAAAGAGGTCGATAATGTAGGGGGGTCAACTAACAGTAATAATGATTTAAAAATAGGAACTAAATTTCCTACGGTTTTAAACATACAGGTCGAAACGGGTAGGGTAGGTGAAAAGGGTAGTGAGCTTCCTTTCAAAACTTTCACTTATAGAATTGTTGCTTTAATTGAAGGGTCTACTTTAATTGATATAGGTAACCCTGATTACAAAGGAGAGTCGTCAAAGCAATTTGTGGTCAGGTTGGATGGAGCAAATACTTTAAGTGAACCTTTTCCTTTGCCCAGAGTAAGAAGATCTAATGTTGAGAGTCTAAACTCTACAGGCGAGATAGGCTTTCAAGCCGACAGTATTGATCAAGACTCTGTAGAAAAAAGATATATAAGAGTAACAAAGTTATCTTTTGAGTCTCATTCTGTATTATTGAATAAAGATGTTTCACTAGACAAGGTAACTGAAATTATACCTGTAGATTTACCTTATCCGTTTTCAGCTATAGTGGGAACAAAGTTAGACTCCAGAGCTTTTGGGTCAATACCTGCAAGGAGTTTTGATTGTAAATTAAAAAAAGTTAGGCTTCCAAGTAATTATTTTCCTGTCGTTGATGGAATTGATAAAAGATATTGGGAGACACAGGCAAAATATAACTCATGCCCCAAAGACTCTAAGCTTATCTATGATGGAGATTGGGATGGCACCTTCCACGATGAACTGAGATGGACTGATAACCCAGCTTGGATTTTATATGATTTATTAGTTAATCAACGCTATGGAATGGGTTCTCACATAGATGTGGATTCTATAAACATATGGCAGCTTTATGAAATAGGAAAGTTTTGTGATGCAGTCGATGATGACGGCTACTTTAAGGGAGTTACAGATGGAAGAGGAGGATTAGAGCCTCGTTTTTCTTGCAACATAGTTTTCGACCAAGGACAAAAAATATATGATGCGATTAACACAATAGCTAATATCTTTAGAGGTAGAGCTTTCTTTGCTAACTCAGAAATAACTTTTGTTGACGATAGACCAAGAACACCCCTCAATTTGTTTACTAATGAAACAGTAAAGGATGGGATGTTTTTCTATGGCAACTATAGGAGAGATGAGCAATACAATTGCATTGAGGTGGGATTCAAAGACCGCTTTGATAATTTCGCCCCCAAGATAGAAGTTATTGAAAACGAAGAAGATATCCGAGAGAGAGGTATTTTTAAGAAAAAAATTGAAGGAGTAGGAATTACTTCTCGCGCCATGGCTAGACGGGTAGGCCAGCATGAAATATTTTCTAGAATTACAGAGAACCAAACTGTAGCTTTTACCGCTGGGTTAGAGAGTTTGTTGTGTCAGCCTGGGGATTTGATAACTATTGAGGATGAGCTAAAAACAAACAAAGCAAACTTTGGTAAGGTTTTAGCTGTTGATTTGGAGGCTGAAACAATTCGATTAACTAATACTTTTGTTGATTCTGATATGAACGGAATATTGACCGTTTATAATCCAACAGGAAGAAATGCGTTAAGTGATATTGAAAGCGGAGCGCAGATAAACAGGGAAAGGTATGAGTCTTTCACTATTACAGGAAAAGATTCTACCCCCAAAGATATGTGGGTATCAGGTAATACCATGTTCACAGGAGATTATGGGTTCTCTGGATATATAGATGGTTATGCAGATGCTACTCGCGAAGATAATAATTCAGAAACTCGTTATCAAGAATATGCATTATACACAGGAAACCCCTCTATCACAGATTACCCATATATTTATTTTGAAACTGGTGTAACAGGATGGGTTTTTGGATCTGGAAATGCTCGCAACTTATATTCTGGAACTTTTATATCTCAATGGACGGGAATGCAAAGTTTCGCAGACTTATTGACTGGCAAAATATCAGTTGTCGATATGACTGCCCCAGATAAAAGGTCCACTGATACTGATAAAGTAGCCTTCTTTTCTGGTATTGATGAAGCAGGTATGGTTGGTCCATATTATGGTTTTGAGGGTAAGAATTTACCTCAAGCCATTGGTCCTGATCAAATGGCGGTTCTGAACATAACAGGAAACATAATGAGCACTCCTGCTGAGTTGGCGGCTACAGGCTTAAACAACTATGGAACTTTAGTTTCTGGAGTTGATAAACCTGAATTACTACCATTTTTAAAATTAGGTAGTGCTGCTAAATTTGAAATAAAAGATGCAAGTCCATTTATTTACAAAGTCGTATCTTTAAAAGAGGAAGCTCCAAACGAATATCTAGTCAGTGCTACTAAATATGAAACAGGTAAATTTAAATTAATTGAGGAAGATATAAGTATAGAACCTTTGACTAATACTTTTAGCTATCAATCCTCTCAAACGGTCAATGGGACAACTTACACAACTCTTGATACGCCAGTAATAACTTCAGTCACAACAGGTATCCCTAATGCCGTTGATCAAACTTTTAATATAACAGGTCAATGGGGGGCTGTAAGTAATAGCACAGGATATAATGTTATTTTAACATATCCAAATGGTCAAATACAAGATGAGTCAGTTACAGACACTGAACATGCATTTACAGGATTGGCACAGGTAGGTGTATTTAACTATAGTGTGAACGCACTAGGTAATAAGGGGGGTAACAATACCCAAAATGCTTTTTTTGATTCTCAATATGATACATCAGGTATTTTTGTTGTTTATAATGAACTTTTAACTCATAGCACTTCATTTTTAAATCAAATAACTATTTTATAAAATGCCTCTTTATTATAATCCTCTAACCGTTACCAAGAACCAAGGAGCAGCAGTATACTGTTCAGGGGCTAGAGATTATGTTACTGGCGCTACAGGGGTAGGGGGATACTTTAGAGAACGTGCTGTTAGTGGATCTTGGACTTCATTGGAGTTTTTGCATGTGGCAGTGCCGTCAGGGGGAAGTGCTCTTCCTACGGGATATTATGTTCCTGCTTCTGACCATTATATTTCATCTGGTGTTACAGTTATAGGGGGAGCAACTCCAAATGGAGATCTTAGAATAGATCCCACTGGATTTATTGAAGGATCATATTGGAATACAGGAGCAGTTACGGACCTCCCTAAGAATACTTTTATGTCTGGGGCTTTGTATGCTGTAGGAATAGGAACTACAGCTACAGATAGGTGGACGGGAATGGTGGGTGTTGGAACAACAAACCCAGGAGGTAGTTACTTTAAAGGCTATTTTAAAACAAAAAATATTCATGAATTTGATTTAGATTTTGAGACTGATACAAGTGATTTAACTTTATGGACCACTGGAAGTGGTGTTTATGGGGGTGGTGATCTAACTCTCTCTTTTGGTATTACAGACCAAGGGGGAGGACGAGTCTCAAGTGCCGCAGAATTTCAGGAAAACCCTTTTCTTACCGAACAGAGGATTAGCATTCTGGACTCAGATGGTAATATGGTTTACTTAAACTATAGGACTACACAGGATTCTGTTTTTACTTTTACTGAGCAAGATAATATTAATGTATTTGGAAGTTTAACTAGAAATTTCGGTCTACAGATAGACACGGTTAACAATGACGGAACCGAAAAAAAGAGTTTCTTCTACTTGTATTCAAACCCGATCTCTGTAGAAAGAGTTTATGTCCAAGATGGAGAGCAAATTAGGTTAAATGAAGCTTTCGAAGATCACGGATTACCTGACACCTCTAGCATTACCTCGGAAGCAGATAGAATTGAAGCTAGGAGATACTTCAATAACCAACCAGTAAGTGGAGTAAGCGGTTCTGGTGTTAAAGATCAAGTCTCGTTTCAATTTCATTTTGATAATGATCCCGCTTATACTGACTACAGTAATGCAAGAATTAGTTTTTTTGCGGCTGGTGACGGAAATTTAACCTATAGCTCTGCTGGAAATTATCAAACAACAGAAGATTTTCTAATTGGTAGTTATCCCCTAGAGCCGATTCAGGGGGGGCAAACATTTACTTTTACTAAAGGAGATGGGGTTTCGGGGAATAGATATCAAAATATTAAATATATAATTGAAAACCCCGCTGGAGTTAATTTTGAAAGTCCTTTAGGAACAGATGCGTTGCCAGTAGCCTCTAGAGTAAAAATTGTAGAGAGCGTCCAACTAGGAATAGACACTTTATTTAATGTAGGTAACCAATCAATTCACGGTAATCTGGTTGTTAGCGGGAATGAATCTGGGTATATGACAGGCAACTGTTTAACTATTGGACCTCCAAGCTCCGATTATCCTAATACTATTCATACAAAAGATGGAAGTGTTGGAATAGGGACCATCCCCGATGGAGATTGCAAGCTTGAGGTGTATGGTAATGCTTGTGGAACAGGCGAGGGAGGAAGATTAACTGGTCCTAGTGATTTACCTTACTTGCTCTCTGGAGATGCAGCAGGAGGAGGAAGTCAAAACCTTCAAGAAGTTACTACTGAAGGAAATACTACAAATCAAGGTATAGAAGTAACTGCTGGAGGGATAAAGGTTAATGATTACATCACTCATTACGGAGATACTGATACTTATTTTGGTTTCAATGGCAACGATAGTTTCGAATTAAGAACCGCAGGAAGCGAAGCACTAACCGTTGATTCTTCGCAACAAGCTAAATTAGCTGGAAATGTTGGTATTGGCACAGACCCAGGAAGTGAACAAAAACTAATTATTATTGGAGATAAGAGTGTCACAAGTTTGGGGACAAATGATGGATATGGTATATCTACAAAAGAAAAATCTAGAATAGGAGCTATTGATTCAAATGCCTATTCAACAGGTGTAGCTATACTTGGAGGATCTGGACATGTAGTTAGCGGAGACTTCGATGTTATCGCAGGGGGAGTGTTAGGTAATATTTCTGGTGGAAACTTTAATTTTATTGGAGGTGGATCAGGTATTGATATTACAGGAAGTCAATATTCTTCAAGTATTGGAGGATTTAATAATGATATTCTAAAAAGTGACCAATCTCTTATTGGGGGTGGATATCAAAATAAAATTAAAGAAGGTCAAGGAGGTGTTATAGGAGGGGGGTATCAAAACAACCTTCACACTACAACCCAAAGTTTTATTGGTGGAGGTTTTGAGAACACTATAAGTGGTAACTATAGCTCTAGTGCTATTGCAGGAGGAACACAAAACCAAGTTTATTCTACTTTTTCATTTATTGGTGCAGGTGGAACAAATATAATCCATGCTGGACAGGGGGCTGTTATTGCGGGGGGAGTTGGTAATGAGATTTCAGGAGATCAATCTGCTATTGCGGGTGGAAATTCAAATAAAATTAGTGGCTGGTATGGTTTCGCAGTAGGAAACAAAGCAGAGATTCCATCAGGATACAATGGCGCTGCTGTTTTGGCAGATGGTCAAGATAGAATCCATACTTCAAGTGGTAAGCATACTATAACTTTAGATTATGCTAGCGGTCTTCATGTTCCCTCGATTGGATATTTCGGACAGGGATTGCATGTAAGTGGTGTTCCAGTTTTAACTGGTGAGAATAACCCAGCAGAAGCTGATACTTTACAGACTGTTACGACTCGCGGGAACACCACAACAACATCTATAGAAGTAGCAAATGGAACAATTATAAGCGGTAGCGCAGCCACTACACCTGCTGCCGATCTTTACGTTTTTGGATCTGGAAATAGTGATGTTATAAATGCAGTTAGAGAGCGTAACGATGCAAGTATTAAAGTTACAAGCCAAACCGCTGGAGCTTACTTTAGAACAAATTCAGCTACTGCAACTTACAATGGTCTTGATCTTAACACTAATTGGTTTATTGGCCAATATGGATATAATGATTTAAGAATAGTTGATGGCACAGCGAGTGCAGGAGATAGTGCTGCTGCAATTACAATCCAAGATTCTACTAAAAATGTTGGTATAGGAACAACTAATCCATCTGAAAAACTTACGGTTGATGGTAATGTAAGAATAGATGGGAACAGTAGAGAATTTTATTTTGCTGGAAACCAAGCACAGATAAGAGCTAGTAGTGCGTCAACTGATATTACTTTCGTTAATTCTAGCACTGAATTAGTAAGATTTGCATCTGATGGAAATGTAGGTATAGGGACAACTGCACCTATAACAAGACTTGTTGTAGATACTCCCATGAATCGCGGTCAGACCAATCCAAGCGGTTTGATTGTCACCGACAGCGCAAATGGAGCGATGGCATTAGAGATGGGTGTAGATAGAGCATCAAGTGCCTCTTACATTGAATCTCGTCATACTGGTAGCAACACTAATTATACTTTATTATTAAATCCCTCTTACGGAAAAGTTGGTGTTGGAACAACCAGCCCGACTTCTAAATTTGAAGTTGGAACAGTTGCCTATGGGACTAATAGTATCGCCAAATTCTGGGATGGGACAGATGGAGTTGAAATAACTAATAGAGGAGCTTCAAGACAACAAATTGATTTCTTAGGTTCTAATACTTCTGCTATAAACGCAAAAGGCTCTCTGTTTATTAATTATGATTCAGATAATGGTGGATCTAATGATACTATAACATTTGCCAGAAACGGAGTAGATGAGGCTGGCACTCTTGATATGATTATCAAAGAGGGTGATGTTGGTATAGGAACCTCTTCTCCAGCTAGAAAACTTGATGTATCAACAAATGGCGCTGACACCTACGGAATAAGAAACTCTTATAATTCTTCTTACTACATGGAAATGGCTCACAACCGTTTTAATGCTGTAGGAAATAATTATATTAGATTTAATATAGACGATGCCACCAAAATGACCATTGTTGATGCCGACTTTGGTGGAGGGGTAAATGGAGTAGGTATCGGCATAACTAATCCAACCGCAGAGTTACAAGTTATTGGCGACATCTCTGGTTCAGGCAGCTTCTTAGGCACAGGTGTTGGAAACCGTATAACGAACAATGGTGTTCCTTATCTCCTTTCAGGCGATTCTCCTGCGGAGACACAAAATCTTCAAAACGTTTGTGACAATGGGAATACAACTACAACTTCCATAATTTCCACGGGACCGCACATCTCTGGAGTCACGGGACTGTATAGCACAGTAAAAATAGGAGAAGATGGAGTTGCTGGCGGGAGATTAATTACCGCCGACTCAATGATTTTCCAAATTGATTGTGACAATAGCTCTACCTCATCAAGCTATAGGTTTAGGAAAGATAGCACAGTTGACGCTGGGACTGAACTCATGCGTATCCAAGAGGATGGCAAAGTAGGTATAGGGGTAAGTGGTCCAGAATCATTACTTCATGTCGGAGGTGGTGATATAAGATTAGATAATGCTAAATCTTTACTAGGTGAAACCAATGGAGGTGGCAATTTCCAAATGGTTAAGATTGATACCTCCGATAATATGCTAATCGGAGATGGCAACTTCGTTATAGATATCAATGGAACATCTGAAAGGATGCGTATTGATAATGCTGGTAATGTTGGTATCGGAACTTCCTCCATTTCCAATAAATTAGATGTAGCGGGAGGAATAGCTATTGGATCGAGCTATGCTGG